CATCTAGATCTGATACTCGGCGAAAGAGATCACCCAAGTCACTGATACTCTTCTTGACCATCTTCTGCGGTTCGTACCAGAGAGCATCCCTGAGATTCCGCAGATTCTGCTCCATGACGTTTAGGTCGGAGTAGATGTAGTCGATCGTGCGGGCATTCCAAATCATTGATTCCAACTTGTCGAACATGGTTGGATCTTCGTATGTCAGCCGAATTCTATTCTCTTCGTCTTCGCGGCGGTCGTAAAGGGCGAATTCTGCTCGGTCTGCGAAGAAATAGATGATAAAGAGGGCGTTGGCGTCTTCATTGTTGTCGTGGGTACCCGCTGCACGGTCGTACCTGATGATGTCGCAATCGTCGGGGTTTTCGTGAATATGGGTTAGACAAGAACCAATTTGGATTCGTTGCCCCCACTCATTCTTGGAGAACGAAATATGCTCGATAATCCAAGTATCTATGGGATGGGTAAACTGCCATAAGACGTCGAGTTGATTCTTGTCTTTTTGCATGCCCTTCAAATACAAAGATAGAGTATGACTATTCACCGTTTCGCTGTAGACACAGGGCAAGTCAGCCCTGCCCAGTTCGACACGATCCTGACCAGCTACCGGTCGGATACGGAGCAGAGGCATACTCCTCTCGCCCTACACGATCCGGAGTCGGCGGATGTCAAATTGGCTCGGCTGAAGGCTAGGGAGATGATTAACGTCTCCGGTGCCGAAGTCACCGTCTATATGCGGACGGAGAATGCTGATTTTGATTCTGTCTGGGATGAGGACCCAGATCCGACATATTGGAATCCAATCCAAATCAAGGGCTTCTTCAAGCCCCAGCCCTTGGAAGCTGAGTTGAAGCAGTGGGGAGCGGAAGTAGTCAACAAGACTGAGATCGTGTTCGATCATTTCCAGATCCACCAATTGGTTGGAGATCGGATGTTGCGAACTGGTGATGTGATCCAGCTCCCGTACAATGCGGCCACGTCAGCGATTAACCCTAAGAATTTCCGGGTCTTGAATGCCACACCGAGTGGCAATTTCCGCTACACGTGGCTTTATCTCACTTGCCAACTGGAAACCCTCACCGCCGATATTACTGTGCGGCCTGAGGAAGACATGCCAATCGAGGAACCGATAAGGACTAATGGCCAGTACCGCGAAAGTCTCTGATCAGACGAAGATGATTGGGAATCAATTCGAGATTTCCAACCATACGTTCTTGAACCAGCTAACCACTGGATTACAGGGGCGTGTGGGTGAGACTGTGCCCGGCTTGAGTATTGCTCCTATCGGGAAGAAGGCTGGCAAGGGTGACATCTCTTTGACTTTGATTGGTCAGGTGACGTTGGAAGACGAAACTAAAGTCGAGAGTGCTGATGAGAAAGTCCGCCAGTTGATGGATTCTCTCAAAAATCCGTCTAATTTGTTATCACTGTTGGGTGGCTAAATGCCTCAGTATGATTGGAGTTCTGACTTCTCGGTTCCGCAACGGGCCACCGAAGTAGCTCCGAAGCAGATTCCTGACGGGTTGAAGGAAATCCCGGCGATCAGGCAGTTGAGTCATGCCGAAGGTGGGAGGAATCCCTTTGATGGCAGTGACTTTTTGGCTTACCCATATCACCTTGAGGAGTTCTTGCAGCCCGGTTTTCGCTCGTTGGATGATTCGATGAAGCAATACTGGTCTGGTATCCGGGTGCCGACCAAGGATTCGTATCGTTTCATGCGGGTCAAGATTGCTGGTGGTGATAAGAGTCTGTTGATCTGGAATGATGATTTGAAGGAGGGTAGGGCTCGTCTTCCGTTGGCGGCTATTAGTCGTGAGGGGGCGGAGTTTAATCCTGAGAAATTTAGTCCTCCCTATCATGCAATGACGGCTCGGTACTTGTCTCGACGGGGTGATCAGGCGGCTAAGGTTTTCCGTCCGACGCCGTGGCTCGTTGATTACAAGTTCATTATTTGGGCTGAGCATAAGCGGGACGCTGAATACATATTGTTCCAGACGCTTACTCGTTTCAACCCATTGGCTGAATTCAGGATGTTCGACGGTAAGATCGAAGGGAATGTACAACTTCGATTCGGTGGGTCTACTGATGCGAGCGATAAGGAAACGGGATTCGACCAGCACGCAAACGTACGGTATGAGGTGACGACTACTGCGGAAGCGTGGCTGCCGTTGCCTGAGAAGATCGTCAAAACTGTTCTTGGCAGAGTTGTCAATCTCCAAGAAAGGCTCGGTCAAATCCTGGTAACTTCAAAATCGCAAGCGACAGGAACCCCAGGCGGAAACTTGTGGTACGAGCCGATCACCGATCCTGAACAAGCCGAGCAATCAATCGGAGCATCTCAATGAGCAAAGCCAAGAAATCCCATGTGGTCCGGATTTACAACTGCAGCAACCAGTTGATCCAGTTGCAGGTGCGACCACCGGGAGGTGACTTCTTCACCAACGAATCACAGGTGCGAATCCCAGCGGGAGAAGACGTTCTTCTGCCCAAGTCACACCTGCGACAAGATCAAGTTGATAACCTAACGAAGAAGGGTTTCATCAAGATCTTGCACGACAGTGAAGCGGTGGCTGACCGGGAAGAAGCACTAGTAAGTCCATGACACCACCGTCAAAAATAATTCAGACAGCCTAACATTGACGGCGATGGAGTGATAATACGATGGCAGTATTCCTAAGTCCGGGCGTTTTCCCGCGAGAGATCGACCTCAGCGTCCTCCCAACCGCCATCGGTCCATTACGGCCAGGGTTCATTGGGACCGCCAAGAAAGGTCCTCTAAACGTACCTACCCTCATCACCAACTCGACGCAAGCGATCGATACTTTCGGCGATCCGTTCCCCGAAAGTTACTTGATGTACGCTGTGCTAGCCTATCTTGAGGAAGGCAACGCAGCATTCGTCATGCGAGTCGGCGTCGAATGTGAGGAAGGCCAGCCAGACGAACTCGCAGATATCTGCATCGACACCTCTGGCGGGCGTGCATCAGGTTGGGGTCGCATCCCACTGTTCACCGGGATCGATTACGGTCGGATCAACCTCCGCGAAGTCGGAGACGGAACCGGCGACAATGCCGAACCCCTGGTATTCCACGCAGCGTCAACGAGTGCGGTTACGTACAATGATGTAGACCTGTCCACAACCGATGGCCCGACCTCCGCGTCCGGTACCATCGGCGGCACGTACACTGGTGCCATCGACGACTCGTGGGTCATGATCATTACGAGCCCACCGGATATCTCGGATGGTGCTGCCCTTGTGGGTGCAGAATTCCAGATCGTCCGAAACAGCGACGGCTCCATCGTAGCAGAAGGTACTCTCGCTGACAGCAATGGTGACGGTACGTCCGATGCAATCGGCATCGGCGATGGGCTGTCGATCACCGTCACAGTCAGCAGTGGCCGTCTGGATGAAAACGACACATTCACCTGGAGTGCCGAACCAGACAACCAAGACTTCTCGATTGCGGTTGATGGTGATAGCTCTCCGACCACGTACACGATGCCCTCGGCGACCTACACGACTGTCGCCGATTTTGTTGCAGCCGCCAACGGCCTTCTATCCGGCGAAGACTACATTTTCGTCGAGTACACGATGGAAGACGGGGAAACCACGATTCCCCAAATCCGCAGTACCGTTGCTGGTGAACGTCTGCAACTGATGAGCACTGCAGCATTCGCCCTCGAATGCGGAACTGAACAGTACGCATGGGACATCCCACGATCCTTCTTGCTCGGCCTCGACCCCGGTCCTTACAACATCACGACGCAGAACAACCGCGTCAAGATGAACATGATCGGCGAGAACGAGACAACCGAAGTTGAGTTCAACGTTCCGGTCGGTCTGAACCAGACTACCGAATCGATCGCAGCAGTCATCGACGCCGCTGGTATTGTGGCTGGCGAGGTTCTCTGGAACTCGTTCGCCCTGACAGCCCCCGGTGGTCTGACCTACGTTGTGATCGAGACATCAGTTGGCCGTCAACTGGATACACTCCAGATGCTCGCCAACTACTCGAATCTCCGCACGTTGCGATTCGCTGAAGAGTTGAACATCCCGTACCCGTACAAACGGGCCTATCGCGGATTCAGTGATAACCGCCTTATCCTGCCGGATTCCGGCGAGACGACAGCCTCGACACCGCTTTCCTGCGAGGTGGACCCGTTCAGTTCCGAATGTGCGGCTGATACGGCCTACTTCCAGAGCATCGTCGGCTGGTTGGTCGCTCCTTCCGCTGGAACATGGTTGGACGGTTACAGCGTCAATTTGGAACTCTTCACGACTGGTGTTGGTGACGCCGCTGGCCGCTACACGCTGACGATTCTTGACAGCAACGGCCAACCGGTGGACGCGATCGAAGACGTGAGCTTCGACAAGCGGGAAGAGCGGTACATCGCGAATCTCGTCAATCCCGGCACTTCGCTCGGCGGCACCAACGGTAACGCTTGGGTGAACTGGGAAGAGCGTCCTGCGTTCCTCGAAAACAACGTGAACGACACGGCGACCTTCGTCGTACGGCAACCGTCCGCACTCAACGGCAAAGAATTCCAAGGAATGGCGAACGGAATCCCGACCGACCCGGCTTACTCCAGCGAACTGGATGCGGCGGTCATCGGAAACCCGGCCACCTCGACGGGAATCTACGCCTTCCAGAATCCGGAATCGATCGACATCAACCTGTTGGCGACTCCTGGTTTCTCGACCGGTGCGGTTATCGGAACGGCCTTGCAGATGTGCGAGAGCCGTGGTGACGTCCTTTACATTGTGGACCCGCCGTTCGGCCTCCGTCCACAGCAGGTTGTGGATTGGCACAATGGTATGCTGCTCTCCGACCTCAAGGCAGCGGTCAACAGCAGCTACGGTGCCCTGTACTGGGGCTGGTTGCGGGTGTTCGATCAATTCTCCGCAGACGAAATATGGATTCCGCCGTCCGGTCACGTCACGGCGGTCTTCAGCCGAACGGCCCGCGAAGCAGAACAGTGGTTCGCTCCTGCCGGTCTTCGTCGCGGTCGTTTGCTGACAGCATTGGATGTGGAATACTCCCCGACCCAGGGCGAGCGAGATCTGCTGTATGGCTCCGGAAACGCTGTGAACCCGATCGTGAAGTTCCCGCAAGACGGTATCACGATTTGGGGTCAGCGAACCCTGCAGCGAACCCAGTCCGCTCTGGATCGCGTCAACGTTCGCATGTTGCTGATCTTCATCAAGAAGAACCTGATTCAGCTTCTGCGAAACTTCATCTTCGAGCCAAACGATCGAATCCTGTGGCGACAAGTTTCAGCCACAATCGAGCCGTTCTTGGCCGATATTCAGGCACGACGCGGTTTGACCGCTTTCCGTGTCATCGTTGACGAGACGAACAACACACCCGAACGAATCGACCGCAACGAATTGTGGGTTTCGGTCTTCCTGAAGCCCACGCGAACTGTTGAGTTTATCGTGCTGAACCTCGTCGTTCTGCGAACCGGTGCGAGCTTCTCCGCTGAGGAGGTTCTCGCGGCTGGCGGCATTGTGACGGCTGCGACAGCCACATAAGACGGAGTAAAAGATGCCTGGATTTAACATTAACCCGTTCGGCGGGGGTTACTCCGCCCAAGGCCCGGCGAACACCGTCGAGGTTCGACGTAAGCACCGTTGGGTTTTCGAGACTCTGGGGCGTGGTACGGGCGTCTTCTCGCAATCCGAGTTGCTCGTACTACAATCGGCTTCCCGGCCAAGCTTCAAGTTCGAAGAGCCGGAGATGCACCACAACCAAGAAGTCGCACGGTTCGCCGGTAAGCAAGACTGGGACCCGGTGACCTTGGTTTGGTACGATGTCGAGCAAGACCCGGACATTTCACGCGGCATTTACCACTGGATCGAGACCGTGGTGAACATGCAATCGATTTCGGTTGCTCACCCTCGATTCTACAAGAAGACCGCCGCGTTGCTCATGCTGGACGGTTCCGGCCAGACGACCGAGCAATGGTCGATGATGGGAACTTGGCCAGCCGCTGTGAACTGGCAAGAACTCGATTACACCTCCACCGACTTGATGACCTGCGAAGCGACGATGCGTTATGATCGTGCGGTCCGAGCACGGTCCGATGGCTCCTGCGTCCAGGTGCCCGCTCCGGTACCGATCAGCCCGAACTGCCCGCAGAACGCATAAGCTGGTGGGCGTTTTCACGACGACATGGCAAAGGCCCCGTTCTGCGGGGCCTTTGCTGTAGGTAGAGTGTTATGCCTGGATTCAATATACCGCCATTTCAAGCCCCATCAACATCGTGTGACCCGGATATCAAGATATTCGAGGAAGAATCCGCGTATCAGGGGCCAGCATTCGACACGGAGACCGCCCGCAAGCATCGGTTCAGATTGGAGATACTTGAGCCGTTTGGCCCAAACACTGGGAGTGGTAGTGGGATTCTGCTCTTCATGGAGAAGTGCACCCGCCCGACACCAGAAGTGGACGAGATAACAATCCACAACGCACAGGATGAAATCTACCGGCCAGGAAAACAACGCTGGAACCCAGTAGAATTCACCTTCTACGAAAAAACTTACGGATCTGCCGTCCAAACTGATGAGGCAGCAGAACGAATCTATAAGTGGTGGGGCGAGGTGATGATTAACCTCGTTATTGGCGACCACGGGAATGTGTCCGATTATTACAAAAACGCCCAACTACAGATGCTCGATGGAGTGGGCGAGCCGATCTGGACCTATTACTTGTTTGATTGTTGGCCACAAAAAGTGACCCCAATTGAACTTTCATACTCTGACTCTGACATAGCCACGATTACAGTGACCCTGCGATTCAATAAGTGTGAAGAGAGAAGAGCCTAATGCCTGGGTTTGCCGTAGATGGGAACTTTGGTGGTAATGTTGGCACTAGACGTACTAGAGACGTCGGTGGGTCCACCCAGGAGTATCTCTACACTTATACTTGGGAAATATTCGAGCTTTTTGGGACCGATGAGAGGTTACTAGTTAACGCCAAAGACGCTACGACTCCCACATTTAGCGTTGGTATTGAGACACAACAGGGTGCCAGCCTCGAATACAAATTCGCCAAAAGCGTCTCATACGACGACGTGAAAGTATCATTCTACGATGCGGTTGGGATGATCCGCATCTTCAAAGCCTGGAGAGAGCGTGTCTGGACTGCGGAAGATGGCTTGAAGGTGGCTGACCGCTACAAACGCAATTCCAGGCTTGACGTCTATCCTCCCACTTGGGATATCGCTGACGGTGTAAGTTGGAAACTCACCGGCTCGTGGCCATCTGTGATTCGACACGGAGAACTCACCTATACCTCCAGCGACGTGAAGCTAGTCGAAATCACAGTAACATATGATTGGGCTGAAGAGTTCCAAGGCGTTGGACAGTAAAGCCCCTTCATTGGTTCTCTTGCCGATCCCGAAGTAGATAGAGCTTGGAAATAATCCCCAAGCTTCTTTGAACGGGATCAAGAATGGCAAAAGAACACGATCTCCCAGATGGAACGTCCCCAGACGATCCGGGTTTGCCCGGTGCCGCTGGCACTCCAGGCGAAGAGCAACTCAACATCGAAGGTGGTGAACCTGTTGGCCACGTTACCTCTGAAGGCCAAGAAGGTGAGGATACCAGGAACAGGATGCAACAGCATGTTGCCAATCTTGCTGGAGTAAGCACTCCAGGCGACAATGCTGACGAGTTCCTCGACAAGCTCCTCCAGACGCCGCACGACCAACTCATTCCATGGGAAGACTGTTATCTCCCAAGCAAGGGTCTCTACTATGATGGGGCATGGGATGATGGACTGGTAAAAGTCCGTGCGATGGGCCAAACTGCCGAGAAGATCTTGGCCACGCAACGGCTAGCACAATCGGGACAGTCAATAGACTATCTGTTCCGTGAGTGTTGCCAGTTCCCAGAGGGCTTTGACCCGATCAACCTGTTGCTTGGAGATCGGGTATTCCTCCTCTATTTCATCCGTGGTATTACCCACGGCAACGTCTACGAGTTCGCTTTCACCTGTCCGAATCAGGACTGCCAAGCGGTCTCGACGCACGTCTACGATCTCAACGAACTGGCCGGTACGGTGACGTGGGCGAATCCCAGTCTTGGCGGCGAACCATTCCGTGTTGATTTGCCTTATCTCAGTGCGGCGACGGAACGTGAGGTATGGGTTTCGGTTCGCTTCCTTCGGGCTTACGACGCCAACGATATTCTGGCTCGCCGGAAGGCAAAAGACAAGACGAAGGTCCGACCTGGAAGTTCTGTTCGGACTCGTAATCGTCAGCGTCCGATGAATCCGGCCCAACAGCGGCAGCAGATGCAGCAGTTGGATGATACGATCACCGAAAACCTGGAGAAGGTGATTGTCAATGTGATGGGTTCATCTGACCCGATCAAGAGGCGTCAGTTCGTCACTCAGATGCATGCTCAAGACACCGCTACGGTTCGCGAGTGGCTGCGGGAAAATACTCCTGGTATCGATAACTCAGTTATTGTCGGCTGTCCCGACTGTAACACAGAACACACGGTGGAGCTTCCGATTACGGAAGCGTTTTTTCGCCCGTCAAAGCCAGCAGGAGTATGAGCGTGCATGGAATGGGCTGATGGAGCAGCAATTCCAGCTTAAGCACTATGGCAAGCTCGACCTTTTCGAGCAGAACCAAATGACCGCCGAGGAGCGGGCATGGTTCATCAAGCGGCTCGAAAAGGAATTCAAGGAACGGAAGGAAAAGGAAGAGCAACAGATGCGGTCTATGCCGCGTCCTAGGACTCCTTCTGTTTCTAGGCCCTCCATGCCGTCTGTACCACGCCGTTGATTTATGCTGGGGATACCTCGTCGGCCAAAAATAGAAATAAGGCCATCGAGGAGATCCCTACATGAGCAGTTGCGTAATAGATAATGCGTTTCCACGGATCTCTGCCCGTAGAGGGCAGGTGGTCGATCTGAATGTGGATTTTCTGCGTAATGGTGTGCTTGCTGATCCATTCGCGATCAGATTCGTCGAGATCTACCGGACGAGCGTAGCACCGCACAACCTTGTCGCAACCATTCCGGCTGTTCTGCCGGATGATCCATTATATCCATCCCCAATTTGCCAGGAACATATCGTCCCGGAGACTGGGCTGTGTGGCACGGAGCCCACAGAAGAAAGCACGCCGGTAGTAGGCAAATACCACTTGCCGTACGCTATCCCGAACGACTTTCAGGTACCGGATGTCTATTTTGACCTTTGGTACTACTTCGCAGAGGACCCTTGCGGCGAACTCGGAACAGAGGGGACCGAATGCGATATCGACGACGAGCAATATGATTCTCTTCTCTTGAAGTGCTGTCACAGATTCTGGGTATACCCGGATGAGTGGTTCTGCAATGACGGTCTTCAGACAGTCCGATTCGGTTTCGAACCTCTTGACCAAAGGTTCCATTCTCCAGAATCTCGGCCTTTAGAAGTTGGCTTAATGCCGCTTCCACTGTACGACTATAATTTCAATCTGGTCAATCCTTTGATCCCCTTCCTGCGTCCCACCGTTTCTGTTGAGACGCAACACAATGAATTGCTCGTTGACAATGACCCCGCCCGTATGGGCATTCGCCAGGGGTCTTATCGCTCGAACCCGTGGGTAATCCAATACGACCTTGATACCACTCGGTTCCTCAAGGGCAGCTACCGTTATTGGATCACCCTCAACCTGCCAGATGGCTCCACGCGAGTCAGCAGGAAGTTCATCTTTACGATCAGTTAAAGGTTGAGTACAGTGATGAAGACAATCGATTTTGGCCCAACTCAGTTGGGTAGGATTCGGCAGTTGACGGAGGAACTGAATGAAGAAGAGACGACTTTGTATCTGTTCTTCAAGCTTTCCCCGGACATGTTCTGCATCGCTGACGAAACCGGTTACTTCCGGAAAGTCAATCAAGCGTGGCAGATGATTCTGGGGTGGACTGAAGAAGAGCTACTTGCTGTCCCCTTCATTGCGTTTGTTCATCCAGACGACGTTGAGCGGACTGAGAGTATCATGAAACTCATGAAGAATCATGATACAATCAGGTTCCACAACAGATATCGAAGGAAACCGGGTACCACCAACCTGATTGAAGAGAAGTCGGTTGCTGGTGATTATGATTACGTCGTTCTGGAATGGAGTTCGACGGCGTGGCATAACGGGTTAACCTATGCTGCAGCACGGCAAGTACCCGCAGACTGCTTGAAATGTCCAGACGCGGAAGAACGTTTCGGTTGGCTGCACCAGCGTGGGCTGATAAATGGCACAACAGAGAAAAACGAATACCGGCCAAGGTAACGGACCAATTATCGATGATTGGACTGAATACAAAAGGCTTGTCCTCTCAGAGCTTGAACGACTCAATCAAGCGGTGGAGAAGCTGAAGGACCAATGTGTCGAAATTCAGACCTACATCCAAAAAGAAATCTCCGACGCCCGCGAATCCTTCAACGATAAGCTCAACAGCCTGGACAAAGACCACCCAACTCACGACCAAATAGCAGCAGTCAAAGCAGAACTGGATGAGTTGGAGAATCGATTCCTGACATACAAGAAGGACCAGCAAAAAGACTCCACAGTTGCCAGCAAGTGGGGCCTCTGGGCAGCAGTCATCTCTATCGTCGGCTCCCTCATCGTGTCGATCATCAGCCTCATAGTCGCTCTCAAGCCTTAGGTATTTGAGCGGCATGAGCAAATACGATAGCTTCCGCACCAAGACAGGCGGTGGCTGGAAGAGAATCCCAGCCCATAAAATAATCGCCTGGATCGAGCAGAACTTCGAGTATAAGACTCGGAAGGGCGGCAGCGAATATCTCATTTGCGACCCATTTACAGGCGA